CTTTTTGGCGCTATACAATCACTTTTGTATAAAAACTGCATAAACTGGAGATTGTCACTATTTGGAAAATGAAACCCGCATCTGGCATAACATTATCACCAAAGGGTGGTAGTCTCATGGTAGCTCGTCAACTATTGACGACTACTAACCAAACTGTAGTATATGACTGTTTAGTTCAGGAATTACTAGATTTGAAAGTTGCTAGTGAGATCGACGGATATCTACTAGCGACCTACGTTACCACAACACTACAACTTCAAGAACTAAACGAAAGATATTCACCAGTAGAAGATGCTGTTTCTACTGTCCTATCAATATCAGACCAGGGTACGCAAGATAGGGACATGCTCAACCCCTTGCAAACCGTATGGAAACACCTTACAGACCGACAAGCAAGCTTGGCCAAACAGTTAGGGTTAGATCCGTTAACCAGGACTAAACTAAGGGAACAGCAAGAAAGAGTCGAGGCATTGCGCCTCGGGCAAGACATAGCAAGAGAGCGAGCTCAGCACCAAAGGGTAGACGCTCGCATGAAAGCGGAAATTGACAAGGCAAAACTAAAACTCCTTTCTGAGAATAGTATTGCGGGTGAGAGGCGGGCAGAACGCAAGCTCGACATGCTCGAAGCGAAGGACGAGCGGGCTGCCATCCTCGAAGCCGAACATCTTGTTCTCAAGAAAGAGATTGTTGCCATGAAGAAGGAACAACTGGAACTGAAACGTGAAGAGACGCAAGTTAGATTGCAGCTCGCAAAGGACAGGGCCGATTCTGATAAACCAAAGGAACTACCCGAGAACGCGGTAACAAGGTTGATGAAAGCAAACAGCGGGCGCAGACGTCAGCTCGCATTGAAACCCGCCAAGGGGAAGAAGGAATCAGCCTAAGATTGTGGCCACATCTAAAAGAAAACATCCTCCGCTCCCGTCGCCGCTTGAAATCTGCGACATGTTGCAATCTCCCGACGTTGCGACCGATTATACCATTTCCGTTGTCCGAGAGGAAGTAGTCGTTGGATCCTTAGTTTATTATGCTTGTGTCCGACATATCAAGGATCTCTACCGTTCACTGACTGAAAAGGACTTTCCCTACGTATACGACGCTGAGACCGCATCCTATCCGATTGCCTTCGCTTCAATGCTGGAACATTACAAGGGGAAGTGGAATGGTCAGCCATTTGTGCCTGAGCCATGGCAGGAATTTATCTTCGGAGCGATATTCGGTTGGCTTCAGAAATCTAACGGCAAGAGACGTTTCCGGTATGCTTACTGTCAGATCGGGCGGAAGAACGGGAAAACGTTCGTTGCTGCAGTGATCGCTCTTTGGATGTTGCTAATGGATGGTGAAGGTGGCGCGGAAGTTTACAGCGTGGCGAATACTAGGGATCAGGCAAAGATCTGTTGGTCTGACGCAATTACCTTCCTGAAGCGTAATTCTGACTTCTGGGAAATGGTCACTGTAAGATATAACCAAATCAACGTCCCAGAAACGGCTAGTAAATTTGTGCCCGCCGCTGCCGACAGTACCAACCTTGATGGACTGAATCCCCATTGTGTCATATATGACGAACTTCACGCGGCTGAGAATCGCGATTTGTGGGATATCTTTGAAGATGCCTTTGGTGCTCGCGATCAGCCATTAATGCTTATTATCACCACCGCGGGTTTTAATAAGTACTCAATTTGCTTCGAACAGCGGCGACATTGCGAGAACGTATTAGAAGGGGCTGTAACTAATTTAGATTACTACGATGAAAGGTACTTTGCCTATATTGCAGAGCCTGACGATAAAGATGACCCGTATGATGCCACAACTTGGATTAAAGGAAATCCTAACCTTGGCGTTTCGAAGTCAATTGAGTATGTGCAGGATCAGGCGGACAAGGCAAAGAACATGCCTAGTAAAGAGCCATCTTTCTTTATTAAACAGTTAGATAGATGGGTCAATGTTTCGAATCGTTGGTTAAACGTCAACATGTGGTTAGATCAGAAAACCATTCCAGAGGCGAAGGCTGCCCGTCATCCTTGTTATGCGGGGCTCGACATGTCCACCAATATTGACGTTACTTGTTTCTTAAGGTTGTTCTCCCCTGGGACCGTTCATCCGACTAAGTTCTATGTCTTACCGAAATTCTATTTCCCCGCTGAGAATTTAAGGGATAGAGTTGTTCGAGACAAGGTACCCTATGATGTCTGGTCGAATGACGGCTGGTTAAACTTTACACAAGGCAATAGTGTGGACACGGGGCATATCAGAGATGACGTCTTACAATTCGGTCACGATACCTTTATTTCAGCGCTGGGAGTCGACCCTTGGAAAGCGACCGCGCTTGTTTCTGACTTCGAATCATATGGTCACCAATGCTTTGCAGTTCAGCAAGGGTACAAGGCAATGACCGCGCCATGTATGCTACTAGAAAGGTTAATCCTCGCAGATATGATCACCAGTGACGGAAATCCAATGATGTCCTGGATGCTGGGCAACTGTTGCGTCTCATATGACAACAATGAGAATATTAAACCTGATAAGAAGAACAGTAATGAGAGGATTGATGGCGTGAGCGCGCTTCTGACCGCGCTCGCTGTTTATATCGAGCAAGAGGGAAGCCCACCAATACTAACTATCGCCTAGTGACAATTCTCACTGACCGGTTATGATATTAGGGTCATGAGTAGAAAAGAACGCATCCATACTCCAGGGTTAAACATTGCCGTTGGCGATTATAGCCATACCATTCACCGTCACCAATTCGGGCATAATATTGCGGTCAGTACTAGTTTCGTTCCGGTTACTAGTAACGGTATCTACCGAACGCCTCAAGTTTCCGGGGCAACAACATTGCGAGTCAAAGCGGGTGGGCATGCTGACGATACGGCAGCCGGAGATGGCGCCAGAGAGGTAACTTTAATAGGTCTTGACGAGACAGGTGCAGAAGTTACTGAGGCGGTCGCTACAGCGGGCGCTTCGGCATCATCCGCGACCACGACTACTTTTATTCGTCTTTACGAAGCATACGTTTCCGCGTCTGGTACTTATGCGACATCTGCCGCCGGATCGCATACCGCTACTATTACTATTGAGAATAGCGCAGGTACTGAGGATTGGACGGAAATCTTGGTTGACGGATTTTCCCAAGGTCAAGCTCAGATCGGTGTCTATACTGTTCCGCTTGGGTGGAAGGCATTCATTAATACCATTCATGTTGCAGTAGATGGTAATAAGGCCGCAACAATTCTTGGTTTTGCTAGGCCGAACATACTAGAAACGGCTGCACCTTATTCAGCTATGCGGATGTTCTTCGAACGGGGAGCAATGCTCGGCAACGTATCAATAGCCGGCGGGGTTCCTGACGGCCCTCATCCCGCTCTAACGGATGTTGGATTTATGGCGAGAGTGGCATCCACCACTGCTGAGGTAGACGTTGACTTCGAAATTATCCTAGTGGAAGAATAATCTGAGGCGATTTAAGGGCAGCGGGGAGCAGGATGGGACAATGTGCCCAGGCACGGGCCAAACGGCGCTTAATCGCTGCGACGCTCGCCCGTGCGAGGCCTGAGCTCCCCGCTGTTTCCTCCCCGTCGCCTTCTGACGCGCAGGTTTCCCGTGTGGACACATTGCGCTTGATATTTAAGCGATCCGTCCCTATTGTTGCTCTTAGTGTTCAACTTCTTTCGAAAGAGTCCTAAGTTAGACAGTTTAGACAGCCTTATTAACTACTCCCTTAAAACGGACGAGGATAAGATAATGGCACTGCTAAACTATTCGGCATCCCATGCTGGCGTGACCGTTTCTCAGAAGACCGCTTTGCAAGTTTCCGCGGTGTTCGCTTGTGTAAACGTAATTAGTGGTAGTCTTGCAATGTTGCCTATCAACATTATGCGACAGTCGGAGCGCCGGAGGGAAATTGTTTCCGGGCTGCCTCTCGCTTATGCGTTGCGCCATGAAATGTATCCCGGGCTTCCTGCGCAGAACGGTTGGCAATCAATTATCGCTAACCTTGTCTTACGTGGGAATGGTTACGGTCAGATCATCTTAAACGGAAACAAACAAGTCTCCGGCATTCGACCGCTCGAAGCGGGGGCCATGAAATGGGACAGCCGACTTGGTAAATGGCTTTACCATCCAGTTGATGGAGTCAAAGAGGAATTTACCGAGGCAGAGATCTTTCATGTTCGAGGACCGTCACTAGGTGGAGGTCTTGGCCTGGACGCAATGAGAATTGCAAATGAGATAATTGGATTGGCGATAGCGCTCGATACCAATGCCGCTACCTTCTTTGGTAATAACTCAAGGATGGGCACTGTCCTTGAAGCTGAACGTTCACTACCTCCTGAGTATCGGGCAGCGTTGGAAGAACGGTTAAAGGAAAAGCATGAGGGCCCCGCAAACGCTCACCGATCACTCATCCTTGAGAACGGTCTTAGATTTGCGACAAATAGAGCCGACAACAACCAAGCACAATTTGACGAAAGTAGACAAAGGCAGGTGGAAGAAATCGCTCGCTTCTTTGGTGTTCCCCCGCACAAGATCGGAGTGCAGAACAACATCCCCAGGGCGAACGCTGAAGAAGCTAACCTTGCCTTTATTACTGACACCCTCGGAAAGTATGCAACGCTTATAGAGAATACAGTAAACGTCAAGTTACTCGGAAAGCCATCAATCATAGCCGGTTTTTATACAAAGGTAAATCTAGGCGCTCTTCTCAAGGGAACGCTAGCAGATAGGTACAAAGCATTCGCTATAGGCAGACAATGGGGATGGCTTTCCGTCAATGACATCCGAGAGACCGAGGATCTTGACCCAGTTGAGAATGGCGATATTTACCTCCAGCCAG